AAAGTTGAAAAGCTGTATCCGTTTGAAGAGACAGAGCACACCATCTATGGCAAGAAAGTTCATCTAGCCGCTGAGAAGTACATCAGGGATGGTGAACCACTGCCTAAAGGCATGGAGCAGTTTAAGCCTGCACTGGCCGCGCTCAACAACATCCCCGGCGCCAAGCACTGTGAGGTGGAAATGGCACTGACCGCAGATCGCAAGCCGACTGACTTCAAAGGTGATGATGTTTGGGTGCGCGGCATCGCTGACCTTGTGATTATCAACGGAGATAGAGCACGGGTGGTGGACTACAAGACTGGTTCCGCCAAGTACCCGGACAAGAAGCAGCTTGAGCTTATGGCGCTGATGGTGTTCGAGTATTTCCCCGAGGTGACGCAGGTTAAGGCGGCGCTTGCTTTCCTCCTGCACGACGTGGTGGTGAAGGGCAAGTATAATCGTGAGGAAGCAGACAAGCTCTGGCAGCGGTGGGATCAGCGAACGGCGATCCTTGATGCGGCCTTTGAGAACGATAACTGGCCGCCTAACCCCAATGGCCTTTGCCGCAAGTGGTGCCCGGTTGTGACGTGTGAGTTTAACGGGAGGACGTGAAGTGCCTAGAAATCCTCGGGACTACAGCAAAGAGCGTAAGTACGATAGCAAGCCTGAAGTCAAAGCACGCCGGGCCGCGCGTAACCGTGCCCGCTACAAGTTGATGAAGGAAGGCAAGGTGCGCAAGGGCGACGGCAAGGACGTTGACCACAAGAAGCCGCTCAGTAAGGGCGGCAGCACCACAAAGCGCAGCAACCTGCGCGTATCGTCGGCCAAGAAGAACCGATCCTATCCCCGCACCAAGTCCGCTCGGATGAAATAAGTTTCTGATCGGGGGTCGTCTAACGGTAGGACAGCAGACTTTGAATCTGCGAATCGAGGTTCGATTCCTCGCCCCCGAACCACTCCCTTGACGCTCTGCACTCTCGACCCGTAATCTGGCCTGCGCCATTCTGTGAAAGCGGAATGTGGGATTTGTTACACCCATCTAATTAGACAACAAGGAACATAGCGTGGAGATCGTTGACAACCGAGGGCTGCTAGTCCGTGTCCGTGACCAAGAACGCATAACAAAGTCTGTGAAGCAGAGCCGCTACATAGGCAAAGATGACGATGGCGCTGACAAGGTGCTGGTCAACTGGACACTGAACAACACACGCAAACTCGCCAACCTCGGGCTGCGAAAGACACCATCACCCATACTCAGAGACTATGACTGGCCGGGCATCTATAAACCCTATGATCACCAGCGTCAGACAGCTAGTTTCTTAACCGCGAACAGTCGAGCCTTTTGTTTTAGCGAGCAGGGGTGCGTTGACTCGGAGACTGAATACCTGTCGCCGACTGGCTGGAAGAAAATATCTGAGTATGACGGCGGGCAAGTTGCACAGTACCTGCCTGATACAGGAGAAGCTGAGTTTGTAGAACCCGAAGAATATGTAAAGCTGCCGTGCGCCAACATGGTTCGCTTGAAAACTAAATATGGAATTGATCAACTTCTTAGCCCAGAGCACCGCGTACTGGCGGTCGCAAGCCGTGGCAAGCATAAGCAAGAAGTTTTACACGCATCAGAAGTGCTTCAGCGCCATGACAACCACCACGCTGGCAAGTTTTCCCGCCCACATGCGCCTAAACTGGGCACAGACTCAATAGCTTTTAGCTCCATGGGAATCCCCTGCACTTTCAAAGCGCCTGACGGTGAAGGGCTGGGTCTGTCTCCTGCAGAGCTTAGGTTGCAGGTGGCCGTAATAGCTGACGGGCACTTTGAATCTCAGACTACACGGTGTGTTGTCCGCCTAAAGAAGCAACGCAAAATAGAGCGATTGCGAACTCTGCTAGACAACGCTGATGTCGACTATACGGAGACAGTGCCTGAGTACCCCTCTGCGCCGGGGTTTCATGTGTTTAAGTTCTACGCGCCTATGAGGGCGAAAGTTTTTGATGAGCGGTTTTGGCGGGCGGATCAGACCCAGTTGCAAGCCATCGTTGACGAAGTTCTTCACTGGGACGCTTGCACTACTAGAGGGGCTAGGTTTAGCACTTATGTTAAAGAGTCAGCAGACTTTGTTCAGTACGCTATGGCGGGCACTGGGAGAACAGCGCGCCTATTGACGCGGGGGCGGAGCAGGCGTGGTCGCACGGATTGGGAGGTTGAATACACTGTTCAGATAAGAGACACACCTGTTTTATCTTTACGTAGCTCTCAATCTTCTGTTTGGGAAGAGCCATCGACAGATGGGTTTAAGTATTGTTTCCGTGTGCCCAGCACCTTTTTGATTTTCCGCCGCAATGGGTGCGTGTTTGCATCCGGCAACACAGGCAAAACGGGTGCAGTTATCTGGGCGGCTGACTATTTGATGAGCATAGGTGATGTAAAGCGTGTGCTAATCGTGAGCCCGCTTTCGATCATGCACTCAGCTTGGATTACAGACATATTCAAAATCGCCATGCACCGGACGGCGGCTGTTGCACACGGCACGCAGAAGACACGCAAGAAAGTCATCAACGGCGACTATGAGTTTGTGGTCATCAACTATGACGGCGTGCCAATTATGGAGAAGGAGCTTCAGGGCAAGTTTGATCTGATCGTGGCCGACGAGGCTAACTTCCTTAAAACTGCTACCACCCGGCGTTGGAAAGCATTCAATCGCGTCCTTCAGCCAGAAAACCGTTTGTGGATGTTGACTGGCACGCCCGCTGCGCAGAGCCCAGTGGATGCTTACGGGCTTGCTAAATTGGCTGTTCCGCAGCGGGTGCCTCCTTATTTTACAGCATGGAAAAACCGCGTAATGATTCGCGTTACACAGTTCAAATGGATACCCGCGCCAGACGCGACAAAGATGGTCAGAGCTGCACTGCAACCAGCTATCCGTTACACAAAGGCAGACTGCCTAGACTTGCCCCCTGTGACATACGTCACCCGAGAGATCGACCTGACCGCGCAGCAGAAAAAGTATTACAAGCAGCTTAAAAAACAAATGATGATTGAGGCGGCAGGTGAGAGTATCAGCGCGGTGCATGCAGCGGCTGGGCTGAACAAGCTGCTCCAGATTAGCAGCGGGGCGGTGTACTCAGATGAGGGCGAGGTCATTCAGTTTGATGCCAAGAACCGGCTGGATGAAGTCTCAGAGGTCGTGCAGGAGGCCGCCAACAAAGTAATCGTCTTCGTGCCGTTTAAACATGCCATCGACATAGTGGCTGACAGACTGCGCAAGGACGGGTTCAGCACAGAGATTGTCAACGGCTCGGTGTCGATGAAGGCGCGGACCAAGATATTTAAGGATTTTCAGGAGAGCGAAGACCCGCAGGTGCTGGTCATCCAGCCACAAAGTGCATCGCACGGTGTGACGCTGACCGCTGCTGACACAATCGTCTGGTTCGGCCCAGTTGCATCAGTTGAAACGTGGCTACAAGCAAATGAGCGTATTAACAGGCCGTCACAAGAAAACAAGATGACTGTGATCAAAATATATGGCTCAGAGGTTGAAAAGAAGGTATATGATGCGCTAGAATCCAAAGAAGCTAACCAAAAGACATTGGTTGCATTGTACGAAAACGAAATAAAATCCTAGCCCACTCAACAACTTCGGAGACACAATCATGGATACAGGCAAGCTGGTTGCAGCGTATGTCAAACTCCGCGATGCTCGTGCCGAACTTAAGCACAAGTATGAAGAGGAGGATGGCGCGCTGCGCGAGAAGATGGACAAGATTGAGCACGCGCTGCTCGAACTCACAAAAGAGCACGGGCTAGACAGTATTAAGACGCCGTATGGTACGGCGTCGCGGACTGTCCGCACCCGCTACTGGGCACCCGACTGGGATGCGTTTACGAAGTTTCTGGATGAGCATGGCAGCTACGACCTGCTCGAACGGCGCATCCACCAAGGAAACTTCAAACAGTTTCTGGAGAACAATCCAGATATTCAGCCGCCGGTTAACGCAGACAGCCGGTATTCAATCATGGTTAGACGAGGTAACAAGTCGTGACGGAAGCAGACTTAGAGCTGCTGACGACAAAAGAGGCTGCACAGTTTTTGCGGCTCTCACCGTCAGCGATCCATAAACTCCGAAAGGAGGGCGAACTACCGTTCGTTCAGTTAGGCAAGAAGGTTTTCTTTAAGAAAGAATCTCTTGTCGAGTACGTCAATGATCAGATGCGTGTGTACGAATAAGGAGACCAGTGATGGCTAATGAGATTGGACTTTTTGAAGGCGCTGCTAATGTGCCTGCTCACCTCCAAGGTGGCGAACTTTCTGATACTGCAAAAGCACTCGGTGCTGGCGGTGGTGGTCTCAAGTGGATCAGCATTAAAGGCGGCGTGTTCCGCATGATGGTTGGCAATCAAGAGGTTGCCACAAACGAAGACCGCTCGATGAAGATGGTGGTTGTTGCCTCAGCACCGGGCTACGCACGGACCTACTACGCTGACTCTTATAAAGAGGGCGTCAAGGCACTGCCCGCTTGCTGGTCGGATGACGGAAACGCACCGTCGCCCAACGTGCCTGAGCCTCAGTCCAACCTGTGTGCATCCTGCCCGCAGAACGTGAAAGGCTCTGGTGCCAGCGGTGGTCGTGCTTGCCGGTACTCTGCTCGCCTTGCTGTTGTTCTGGAGGGTGACATGAGCGGTGATGTTTACGGGCTGAACATCCCGGCGACCTCGATCTTCGGTGACGCTGACAGTGAGCATTACCTCTCGCTTCAGGAGTACGTCAAAAAGCTAGCCGGGTTTGGCTACGATGTAGTCAAAGTCGTGACGGAGATGAAGTTCGACACCAAGTCTCCGGTGCCTAAGCTGATGTTCCGTGCGGTTTGCCCG